ATCCTCATATTCATAACTGTCAATTTAAAAAAGATAGTAAAAAAAAAATAGAAGAAAATAATCCAAAAATAGAACCAATGAAAATAGATAAGATTTAATTATATATATATATATTATATATATATGATTAAAAAAAATTTATTATTAATAATTATTTTTGGATTACTTTTATTCTATAAAAATGAATTATATCAAACATTCATAATTGGTTCTCAGAGAACCGGTAATAATGCAAATCCTTTAACTATAATACGATCAGCAAAATATAGACCTCCACCAACAGGTCCAGAACCAACAAGACCTAGACCTCCACCAACAGGTCCTGTTCGTCGATAAAATTTAAAATGAAGTAATTAGTGGAAACTGAGCTACTATTTTTGTTTTCTGTTTCAAAATCTTTTGCTGTTTCTTCCAAGACATATTTTTATATTTTTTATCTTGTTTTATAAATTCCTTTGTTTCATCTTTTTTATAAAAATCTTTTCTTTCTAAGTTAAAATCTTTTAATTCATCTTCTAATTTTTTAACTTTATCTAACTCTTTTTTTAATTTATTTGAGTGATTTTTTTTATTTGTATTTTTGATAACTCTAAATCTATCTAATACATAATCTCTATTATACCAAGATAAATACTGTAAATTATCATCTATATTATTATCGTTACACATTGGACATCTTCCTGAACTAGTAGCTGTTCTGAACCAACTAATAATACATTTAGTATGATAAATATGTCCACATTCCAGTTTATAGTTTTCTGTATCTGTTAAATCTATATTACTCAAACAGATTATACATTTATTTTCTGTAGAATTATCTTCTGAATTATTTTCGGTAGAATTATCTTCCATTTATTTATTAATATTTAAAAAAAAAATAGTTTTAAACAAATATGCGTATATTACTTAAAAATAGATTAATAATACTATAAAATGTGTGGAATTTATTTTTATTTAACTTACAACCATCCTAATAATACATTGTTAATAGAAAATGGTAATAAATGTAAACACAGGGGTCCCGATAATACAAAAAGTTTAATTTTTAAAGATTCAGTAAATTTTTGTAATATTTTATTTTTATTTCATAGATTATCAATTAATGGTTTAAATGATGAAAGTAATCAACCTTTTCAATTAGAATCATTACCACATTTAATATGTATGTGTAATGGAGAAATTTATAATTATAAAGAGTTAGCAGTAAAATATAGTATTGAATTAGTTACTGATAGTGATTGTGAAATAATAGTTCATCTTGCGAATATTATGCCTATTTCAGAATTTATAAATCAATTAGATGGTGTTTTTTCTTTTGTATTATATAATAATATTGAAAATATTGTTTTAATCGGTCACGATCCATTTGGAATAAGGGCTTTATACTACTCAAATAAAGATAATCATATTAGTTTTTCGTCTGAAATGAAATGTTTGGATTCTGAATATGAAAATGATGTTAATTTCTTTCCACCTGGTTCTTATGGTATCTATGATATTAAAGATAGAAGTTTACAAATAAATTCATATTATAATTTTGATAGATGGAAATTAATTGAAGATTATACTGAATGGATGATAGTAGATAGTACAGAAAATATAATAGAAAATATTAGAAAAAAATTACAAAATTCTGTTAAAAAGAGGTTAATATCTGATAGACCAATGGGTTGCTTATTATCTGGTGGTTTAGATAGTAGTATTATAGCTTATTTATTAAAAAGAAATAATTCAGATTTAAGAACTTTTTCAATTGGTTTTAAAGATTCACCTGATATATTATCATCGCAAAAAGTTGCTGATTATTTAGGTACTAACCATACAAGTATTATTGTTACAGAAGAAAATATGTTAGAAGCTATAGAACAAACTATTTATCAAATAGAATCATCCGATATAACAACTATTCGTGCTTCTGTTCCAATGTATTTACTTAGTAAATATATTTCTGAAAATACAGATATTAAGGTTATATTTAGTGGTGAAGGTAGTGATGAAGCATCGGGGTCTTATCTATATTTTCATAATGCTCCTACAGAGAATGATTTTCAAGATGAATGTATTCGATTATTAAAAGAGGTTCATATGTTTGATGCTTTGAGGGGTGATAAAACAACTGCTGGTAATGGATTAGAAATAAGGGTTCCATTTTTTGATAAAGAATTTATGGATTATTATATGTCCATAGATCCGAGTAAAAAGATGATACAAAATGGATTTGAGAAATATTTATTAAGAAAATCTTTTGAATTTAACTTACCAAAAGAAATTGTATGGAGAAGAAAAGATGGATTTTCTGATGGTGTATCAAAAACAGATAAACCATGGTATCAGATTATTGAAGAATATTCTCAATCTAAATATAATTTAAGTGAATCTGAAATGTATGAAATGATTTATAAAAAATATTATTATTCTAATAATCTTCCTCATTATTGGATGCCTAAATGGTCAGGTGAATTAACTAATCCATCTGGTAGATTAATTATTGATTAATTTTTTTTATTTTTTTGTATTTTTTTTATAGCATTTTGTACTTTCTTTTCAGAAATATTACAATCATTTACCAAATAATTAATTAGTTTTGAAAAATTTGGATTTGAATTAAATATAGGTATATTTTCTATATTATCATATTTATTTTTATATAACTTAAATATTTCTATAGATTTATTATATTTTTCTAAATAATTTTCAGGTACATTATAAGTTTTATTTTTACTTATAAATTCTTGAATATTTTCATATTCTTTTATAATTTTAAGTGCTTTAACATTACCTATTTTTGGTATGTTTTCACAATAATCACACCCACATAGAACACATAATTCAATAAATTTATCTTGTGATATATCTAAAGATTCTATTATTTTATCTAGGTTTATTTCACTTACTATATCTTTTCCTTTTATACTTTTATCTAAGTTATTTCTAATCATTCGTGGACATCCATAAACAAGTGCATCCATATCTTCAGTAACAACATAATCTACATACCCTATTCGACATAATTCACTTGCTATTGCTTCTGCTTCACCTTCTTCGTCTTGAATATATTTTACTCCCATTAAATTTAGTAAAGTTTTTATATCTTCAATATGTCCTTTATTCATTCTTGTGGACATTTTTTCATATTTTAATTTGTCCTTTTCATCACTTGATGATTTTAATTTTTCTTTAGCATTTTCTGCTTTTTTATTTCTTTCTTTAATCACATCCGATTTATCTTCAGGTGGTTTTCCATCAAAAATATAAATCGGTTCTATACCCAATGTCAAATAATTTACAGTTTTATAAAATATACCCGATATATGTGATGTTATTTTTCCTTCACTGTTTGTCAATAATTGATTATTATGTCTTACATTCATTAAATATTGATAAATAAATATACTTATATCGATTGCTACTTTTTTTCCAGATAATTGGTATAATTTTTTGGTTTCGATGCTATCCTTAGCATTTTCTTTTATTAATTTAGTTAAGGATTTAATACCCATTATATTACTAATATATTTAATAATTATCTTTATATATTTTCAAATTAGTTTAATATTATTAATTACTTTGTATATAATATTAAATAATGTCTACACTATCTATTATATTAGAAAAAACTTTGATTAAATTACGAGATGAAATTAATAATTCTGAAAATTCAGAATTAATTGATTCTATTATAGAACCAATTATTCATAAAATTATGTACAAAATATATCCTTATATTTTAATATTTACAATAGCATTTGTATCTTTATTCGTACTTATGTTTTTCTTAATATTAAGAAATATTAATAATAAATAAAAAAGTAAATTAGAAAATAAAATTATTATTTAATTAGAATACGCTAAACCTCCCATACCACTCATTATTCTCAGAACATTATAATTTACAGCATATATGTGACCATTTGTAAATCCGCTTGGTGAAGCACCAAATTCTAAAGTTGCTGTGTCTATTCTTGAAAAGTTACAAGTTCCAGAAGGTTGATGTTCTTCTGGTTTCAAAGCAAATGAATAAACATTTATTTTTTTGTTTAACCTAGAACATCTTGAATGATTTACATTATCTGTAAGATTTTCAGATGATATTTCATGTATTGATTCTATATAAAATAGAGTTTGGTGAGTGATGCCTCCTCCATCCTGTAATGAATATTGAAAACCATCAAGTGCACGGTGTAAAGGAGAGTGAATTCGACTATTATTTCGATCGTTCCCGCCCCATTCAGTATTATTTGTTTTTAAAGATTTGTGTGCGTTTTCGGCGTCCATATACTCGGTCGGATTTGAGACGTCGGTTGGACTCCCAATTAACCAGTTTCCCAAATCATTATATATGCTAGTAGCACTGACGGAATTGTTTAGATCATTATTGCTCCATTCCGAGAATCCCTCTTTATTAGCAATCTCTCCGTGTACATTTGGTTTTGAACTATATCTGCTATGACCAGTATTTTTTAAAGGTAATCTATGTATATTCTCAAATCTTGTCGTAAATTGTACAACACTAAATTTGTTACTCATCGTTGTATTATTACCTTTAACTGGTGGAGTACTGGTTGTTTTAACAATTTGGACAAAATTGGATGATTTTAAAAAACCATATTTAGCATTATTACTATTATTTAAGCTCTCTTCTAAAGTAGTTTCATTGTAGATATGATCGTGGTGGTCGGTGGAATGAGTTTTAAATGTAATTTTATATAGTGTATCTGGTTTAAAGTCTTTACAAGAATCAGAATTAAATATAAAATATATATTAGTAGCATTTTCATCTCCTATATTTATTCCTAAATTAAGTGTAGGTGTAGCGGCAAGGTCTATATTAGAGTTATCGACGCCACAAGGACCTGAAGTATCTAAATCATCTAGGTTGGCGCCAGCAGTAATTTTACTGGGAATATTTAGAGTAGTCATATAATATTTTCTTTGATCATACCCAGCCGGGATGTAACCTGCGACGTTACCAATATTTTTACTGGTGGCTACTTCGAATACGAGTCCTTCTGGAATTGAATCATTACGAACTCCTTCTGGTGCTATAATTAAACTACTACTAGAAAGTTCATCCAGTTCGCCAATTCTACTAATTAATGGTAGATTTATTCTAGGAATTGCTGTGTGATAATCAAATGGTTGTCTTAGCTGAAAATATTCTTCTTCTTGTTTCTCAAATCTATCATGACCATTCAATTTTAATAAAGCTGTATTATAATTATAGTTAATATCAGTTAACCATATTAATTCTTTCACTGGATGATTAAAAGTTAATTCTTGAACAACATCAGAACTCATTGATTGAATTTGTACTTGTTCTATTAAATATTCGTGTGATACTTGAGCAAATCTTTTTCTTTCATCAGTATCTAAATAAATATAATCAACAAAAAATTTAATAGGTATTCCAGATGTTCCACTTGTATCACTTGTACTTCCAAAAACAAAATTTATCTTTACTTCATGATATTGTAATGCTATTAATGGTAACGCTAAACCTGGATTTCTACAAAAGTAAAAATTTAAAGGTATTTGCATCATTACTGCCCTGCTATCGACAGGATGTTCAGCAATTAGACTTCTTAATCCTAAAGCTTTGTGAGTAGTTAAAGTTAATTCATTCCATAAGTTATTCCATTCTTTTGTATGATAATCAATTCTCTGTCCTCCTATTTCTAATTCGGCACTTTGAACTACTTCTGACCCATAAATTAAATTTTCTGAATTCGCAGATGGAATGACAACATACATTTTGTGAATTAAATCTCCATTTCTAGAAATTGTACAAGAAGATTCATTTTGTGAAGTACCAATTGTAGCGTTACCATCTAATGTTTGTGAAATTGTTTCCATAGAAAAGTTTGTATGTCTTCTATAGACTACTTTGAAAAATGTTATTTGTGGATTACCAGTTAAATAGATATCTTGAGCTCCATAAGCGACAAGTTGCATTAAACCTCCTCCCATATTTTATATTAATATCTTAGAAAAAAAAATAATTATTTTAATTAGAATATGCTAAACCACCCATACCACTCATTATTCTTAAGACATTATAATTTACAGCATATATATTACACTTATATTGAGATGTTGGAGCACTACCAAGTTCAAGAATCGCCGTGTCTATTCTTGAAAAGTTACAAGTTCCCGATGGTTGATGTTCTTCCGGTCTCAAAGCAAATGAATAAACATTTATCTGTTTATTAAATTTAGAGGTATATGCTTCGTTAAAATGAGTACCTGGATGAAGTCTGTGTATTCCTGTTATAGTAAGTTCTGTTCCAGATAGAGTACTCAATCCTCCACTTGTTATTATACTTGTATCAAATATATCAGTCTCAAATTTAATTGCATTAGTGTTAGCAAGTATGGTGACAAACCCAGAAGAGAACGCTTCCCCGGGCCCCTTTCCTTCTTCAAATATAACTTCTACACCACTCGTTTCAACATTATGGGGACCAAAAGCAGTACCAAAACCTAAAATAAGAAATGATTCTCCAATATGCGGGTCGCTAAAACGAGTACCAAAATTTGTATTATCTAAATCCACATTACTAAATATAAGAATTGAATCATTTTCTAAAGCACCATCCGGAGCATTATTGGCATCTTTAACTATTTTAAATGTACCCTGGTCTACAGTATGGTCGCTACCATTCGGCACTAGTGTAACTGAGTTTGTTAAAATATTATCACCGACATCCACACCTTTACGACGATTACTCCTAGGTAAATTTATTTTAGGAACTGTTGTATGATAATCAAATGGATGTCTTAATTGAAAATATTCTTTTTCTTGTTTTACAAATCTATCGTGACCATTAAATTTTAATATAGCTGTACCATAATCATAATCTGTTGGTGTTGTCCAAATTAATTCTTTAATGGGATGATTGAAAGTTAATTCTTGTACAGTATCATTTGTCATTGATTGTATTTGTAATTGTTCTATTAAGTATTCGTGTGATACTTGAGCAAATCTTCTCCTTTCATCAGTATCCAAATAAATATAATCCACAACAAATTTAATCGTAGGAGTAGCACCTTGACTACTAACATTATCACTTGTGCCAAAAACAAAATTAATCTTTACTTCGTGGTACTGTAATGCTATCAATGGTAAAGCTAAACCTGGATTTCTACAAAAATAAAAATTCAAAGGTACTTGTACAAGTCCGACGGCAACATCAGTACCAGAAGAACCGCCAGAATCACATTGCATAGCTTTTAAACCCGGTGCTTTAGAATCAGGTGTAGTAAGTTCATTCCATACATTATTCCATTCTTCTGTATGATAATCAATCTTTTGACCACCAATTTCTAATTCAGCACTTTTTACAATTTTACTACCACGTGTAATACCAGTTGATGAAGAAGTAACATACATTTTGTGAATTAAATCACCATTTCTAGCTATTGTACAAGAAGCTTCATTATTTGAACTACCAATTGTAGCGGTACCATCTAATGTTTGTGAAATTGTTTCCATAGAAAAATTAGTGTGTCTTCTATAGACAACTTTGAAAAATGTTATTTGCGGATTACCAGTTAAATAAATATCTTGAGCTCCATAAGCGACAAGTTGCATTAAACCTCCTCCCATATTTTATATTAATATCTTAGAAAAAAAAAATTAAATATT